TCTACTGTATACCCATAATCAGAAGCATATGTACCAGTAGCTGTAAACCCACCGAGATGTTGATAATAATTATAAGAAGCAAAACCAACAGGAATAACCCCGCTAGTGCCTCCCAATAGACCTGAAGGAACTGTTACACTTCCGATGTCACCAGTTTCGACAGGCTCTCCGTCCGCAACGTTGATGACGCCCATATCTACGTCATAAGAAGTATAAGTAACTGTGGTTGTGCCCCCAACCATGCCGGCGGGAACAAGATAACCATTAATATCATAACCAACAGCCACACCTACTGAGATAACCACGCCGCTTTTGGCATGCTCATCCCAACGCTTAATGGGGAGCCATGGAGCCGGTAGTGCTCTACTACCAATCCAGGGCACTACTGATTCGCACAATTCAACGCCAGGAGTTGTTTCACCGCGCCCCACAGGTGTTAGTGAAGTTGCGGTATACTGTCCGTAAGTATTTCTAGCCATTTAAATCCTCCATAGCAGAATTAATAATTCCGTTGTCTAAAAATCTTAAAGAATTCACTCTGATCAACCGCATTACCAAGCCCTTCTTTAACTTTGGCAACAACGGCATCTTTTCCGGTCTCTTCAGGTGCCCCTTCATCTGAGGGATCGAAAAGTTCAGATCTTAAATCCTTCAAAGAATCGATTAATGAGCTTTTTGTTCTACCGGCAAATTCTTTCGTTGCTGTTTCTCTTGAGTAATTGTCCTTAGTTGTTTCAGGTTTCCTTGAAATCATCCTTAGGTCAACAACAGCGCTTGCTAAAGCAGAATGGTAATCCAAAATCTCTTTTGTTTTATTTTCATACTCTGCTTTAAGAACTTCTAGCTCTTTATTTGTTTTTTCCAACTCAGCTTGAAGGGCCCCTATCTTATCTTCAAGCTGAACAATATTGGAATCCATTCCTATCAAAGAGCGAAACTCACATTGCTGGTCTTCTCCCAAACTCGTAAAAATAGTATACAAATCATTTACAGAAGTTTCCTTTTTCTGTTCAGTATCATCTTTGGGCTCAGCACTATCGGCTTGCTCTTGAATCTCTTCTTTTATCTCTTCCTTTGTTTCCTCTTCTGTTTTGGTCTCTTCGACCTCAGCACTGTCTTGGGCTGCTTTTTGTTCAACAAACTGATTCTTAAGCTCTTCGGCATCTAGATTTAGGATCAGCATTCTCTGTTTAACTTGCTCTGGTATTTCAGAATCAATGTTTGTTTCCCACAGCTTATGGCAAAGTTTAGCTACATCGTCGTTTGATTTAATAGACCAAGTTTCATTGGCATTGTCAGCACCGGTAGCTAACTCAATCGTTACTTCAGAAGAAGGAAGTAGTCCAAGTTTTTGTGCTTCATAGTAAGCACGATTGCGAACCTTGCTAACTCCATCACTAGGCCCAAATAGTTTAAGAAACTCTTTAATGGCATTAAAGTGAACAGAGTCCACAATTGGCAACGAGTTACCAAAACCACAATATTTAGATTTAGGTAGTGCGGCGTAGCCCTCTTCTGTTAATTGATGCTTCTCATCAATACCAAGAAATTTATAAAGCTCATAGCTATTAAAATCTTCGGCTTCCCAAAGGGAATCTATACTAATTTTCTCTCCGGCCTTTAAACCCTCTAATAGTTGTTTAAACATACTAAAATCCTCCAGGTGATCTTTAAAATAAGTCATTTTATCTTCATAAGTTCGTAAAACATAGGCATCAACATGCGCCGGCTTTTCGCCCTTATGAATAACAATTGAACCGTCGTCGGCAGGCTTATTGACAAAATCAATACCCTTATAAATCAACTTATCTGTAATATTGAAAACAGGGCGCTCCTCAACAACCTGACCTGGCCGGTGCTCACACACTTCCCCAGCCTTCCAGTCGGCATAACAAGCACTACAATAATAGTGATCTGTATCAAATTCAATTGACATTGTAAGGTATCGTTCATCCATAACTTTTTCAATTGCTTCTTTATCTGTGATGTCCATACCTAATTCAATGTAACCGGTGCCTAAATTATTGTCTTTAAAAAGAACGTTATCAGCTAAAAAATCTATGTACTTATCCCGATGTACTTTAGAAGTAAGCTGTTTAAATGAGTAAAACTTAGGCCCCAACAGATCAATTGTATCAATAAACTTTTGCTCTATAACCCTACCAATTGGATCTGCATCAGAATGTTGTTTAGAAACTGGCTTAGGAAATGGCTTTATAAATGTCTGGCTACCAGCAGCAACCCTATCTCTGACATATATACGACCATTAATTATTTTATCTGCGTGAGTAGCAACTGCCTTTACATAAAGGCCCCTAACAACATTAGAACTATCCTGTTGTTTAAAGTTCTTCCACGCAAGGTTGGCATCATCTTTGTTCAACTCCGCTTCAATCGTATCCATAAAACTTGGTAATATAATTTTATCGGCCATCTCGCCCTCCATAAAAAATAAGCGTACAACAAAGTGTACGCTCTCATAGTATAGTAATTTAAAAAGATTCTAGATAAAATTCAAAATTTGAATTTTAAGTTAAAAAGATCTTATCTATCTCTTCTATAAGCCATTCCGAGATTGTGTTAATCTTATCTGAATCAGTTTCCGCATCTAGGCCAAACGCCGACCAATCCAAACTATTGGTAAGTCTTTTAGGATCAAGCTTCTTTCCTTGTGCATTTTCGGGCCTAAGTATGTTACTTGTGTATCTTTCAGTGGATGCAGAGGATTTAGCTGCAGAGGTCTTCGGTTCTGTACCTCCAGCCGAAGCTGTAGTCATTTGCGACTTAAGTTTGGCTGCTAGCTCTGCCAACACAACTTGGAATTTAAACTTAATTCCAGTCGTAGTATTATCAATAAGATCTTGCTCACTAACCCAAGGATCTTGGTTAACGGCGTCTCTCATCTCATTGTGGGAAATTGCCCCAGAATTATATAGAGCCTGAGCATGTGTTTCTTTCTTTATTTTCTCATCAACATCAATAGTTAAGAATCTGAAGTTGGTGCTCATTAATAACTGAACAAGTTCGTTCTTTGTCCCTGGAATTTCTAAAATAATATCCTTAAGTATTGTAGCGTTGAGCATTTCAGAAATCAGTGTTTGATCAAAGCCGATTGAATCTTTCAATGCTTGAGAAATAGTAACTGCTGTCCCTCTATTAGAAGTATCGCCTTCGCCCATGTCGACACTAGAAACACCCAAACCAGTATACAATCTATTCTTAAAATAACTCAGGTATGGGTTTACATCCATAACACTATCTGTGGATACTGCCTGAATTTTATGCCGCTCTGGTGTAAAAATAACGCCCTGAGTAGGAAGAGATTCTACCATTTCTTGAACTGCATCTACTTCCGTTGTGCCGTTGGGAAGAATTTTTGCAGGACGCTCTTCAGTACCTACTATATACTGATACAGAGGAAACAAGTGAATAGCAATAAGCATTTGCACGTTTTCTTCTATTCTTCTAAGAGCATCAACATCTTGAACTATTGATAAAATCTTTGGCTTACCGAATATAAACCCTGTTTCCCTATTCATATGCAAATGAATTATATCGTTCGGGTTATATTTAGCAACTTCTCTGGACTTATCAACAGAATATTGAAGCCATTGAATGATTCTGCCATCTTTATCTAATTTTGGCTTCATCACAAGCGGGCTTATAAGTTGGTAAGTAGTTGTAGGTTTAATTATTTTTTTACCAACCTTATAAACAACACCCGATTCATTGGTTTCTTCAGAAGCTACTCTTTTCTTATAAATGAATGCATTGCTATACCTAAGCAATAATTCACATAACTCAATAAGAAAACTAGTAGGAGTCTTACCACTAATCAAGCATTTCTCAAAAAACCTTTCATTGATTTGCTTTACTAGGCTCTTATCCTTACCTACTATCTTCCAACCATTCTTGAACATTAAACTAACACGTTTAGATATTGCCCTCTCAATTAGAGGCTCATTATGGTAATAAGTAAATACTTGCTGAAAATCAAATTCAGGGTTTACTATCCGCTCTCTATCATACTTAAAATAAAAAGATCCCCTATCAACATAATCTGGTTTAGTGATAGAACGCATTGACACTTTATCCATAAAATCGGTTCTTCGCACAACAACCAA